AGTATATTTATCATAAAAATAACATAAAATGGCAGAAACATTAATTTCCCCAGGAGTATTAGCAAGAGAAAATGATCAATCTCAAGTAACTTCACAACCAGTACAAGCAGGAGCTTGTTTAGTTGGACCTACAGTTTTAGGTAGAGTAGGAATCCCTAAATTAGTAACAAGTTACTCAGAATATTTATCAGCTTTTGGTAGTACATTTGCAAGTGGATCGAATGAATATTCATATTTTACTTCTATATCAGCATATAATTATTTTAATAATGGTGGTACATCGTTAATAGTAAATAGAGTAGCATCAGGATCATTTTCACAAGCAACTACAACAGCAAAAGGTTTATTTCCAGGTGACCCTATTAGAAATGATATAGAAAGTGGAGATTTAACTCCAGCTCCTTGGAGCTTTACAGCTTCTATGGGTTCAACTGGTCAATTAGGTACTGCTTTTAGTGGTACAGCTGCAGCTGCAGCACCATATACTTCTACAATATTTGATGTAGTAACGTCAACTGCCTTAGGTTCATTTACTAGTGATGCTTTAGCAAAACCTTTAAAATCTTCAATAGCTGCAAATATTACTCCAGTAGCAACAGGAACTTATAATGCTGTACCTATAACAGTAGGAACAAATGCAACAGCAACAGCAAATTTTGAAATTGTAGCTGATGATTATACAAATGGAGGTTCAACAGTTGCAATAGCTTCTGCAGGTAGTGGATATGCCGATGGTGAAACAGCTACAATTGCAGCAGGTGCTTTAGGTACAGGATTTATTAAAACAACTCCAATAACTTCAGCAACTTATATAGTTGCTTCTTCACCAAACTTAGGTAACCAAGCAGCAGCAGTAATAGCTTCTCCAGTTCCTAATACACCAACAGTTGGTGCAGGTGGAGCAGGAGCTACTTTTTCAGTAGAAACTACTAAAGCTGTTGGTCGATTGTTTAGTTTTGGTAATGCTATAGCTCCAAATTTATTTACTTATGGTGATACGGGAGTAGCAGTTGGTGCATATGTACAAGGTGTAAGTGCTGCAATTCCAATTACTGGTGATGCTGCTACAGGTGGTGTTGCAAGTATAGCAGGAAATGGAGGAACAATATCACTTACAGTTGATCCCAATGGTGCTATTACTTCGTGTCAAGTTAGTGGGGTAGGATCCTCAGGATTTGTTGAGAATGAAGTAATAACATTTACTCAAGCAGTTTTAACTGATCCAGCAATTGGTAATTTAACTGCTGCTGTTGGTGGTCCTGTAACTTTAACATTAGCAGCAGCTGGTGGAGCAGATAATATAGATACTACANTTGCAAATGTAACAGCAACTGCTCAAGGTGTTAATTACCAAGTTGGTGATTCATTCGAATTTGCAGGAACAGATTTAGGATATAGTAGTGGAACTGTAACACTTACTTTAGGTCAAGCTTCTTTCTTAGAAGATTCACCAGCAACTACGTTTACAATTTTTGGTGATACAGCAGCAGGAACAACTCAAATATCTAGTAACTTACTAATTCAACCTACATCAGTAAAATTAAATACACAAGGAACAAGTGATTTCAAAGGCATAGCTTCAGTAACAATTCCTTTAGCTAATTTTGGAACACCATCAACAGATGGAGTAATAACTTTTACAAATGCTGATTTAGTAGATGAAGAAAGTTTTACATTAGAAACATTAACTGATGGTATTGTAATGAATAGTTACACATCCCCTGAATCAGCAAATGGAACATTAGATAGTGGATCTGCTGATAATATTAGATGGGAAATACAAGCTTCAGATACAACAACTGGAACATTTAGTTTAATAATTAGACAAGGTAATGATACAGCAACATCTAAAAGAATACTTGAAATATTCCCTAATATATCATTAGATCCAAAACAATCTAATTACATAGAAAGAGTAGTAGGAACACAGAAAAAAACACTTAATGGAGCTGGAACTTCAGATCCATTTATAAGCACAGAAGGATCTTATCGTAATGGATCAAGATATGTAAGAGTAAGTGCTGTAGATTGGCCTACTCCAAATTATTTTGATAATAATGGAGCAGCAAAAGCAGCATTCGCAAATTACTTACCAGATGTAGGAAGTGGATCATTTGGAGGTGGTGAAGGAGCATTAATAACTAGTAATGCTGGATATGAGCAAGAATTATATTATGATAAAATTACAGATGCAAATTCACAAGGAATTAAAGATGGAGTTGGAAATGGAATAGAATCTTACACAGATGCATTTAATGTATTAGCTAATAAAGATGATTATCAATATAATATTATATCAGCTCCAGGATTATACATTTCAAGTGGAAATTGGGCTACTCCATTAAATGTAATGATTGATAATACAGCAAATAGAGGAGATGCTATAGCAATTGTAGATTTAGTTAGCTATGCAGGTGGGTCAGTTACAACAGCAGTTGACCAAGCAGGTACACTTGATAATTCATATGCAGCAGCTTATTGGCCATGGGTACAAATAATAGATCCTGATACAAGAGATTTAGTATGGACAGTACCTTCATCGATGATTCCGGGTGTGTACGCGTATAATGACAGAACAAGTGAAGCTTGGTTCGCTCCCGCTGGAATTAACAGAGGTGGCTTAAGTACGGTAGTACAAGCACAAAGAAAATTAACTCAAACTAATAGAGATACTTTATATACAGGAAAAGTAAATCCAATAGCTACATTCCCAGGAAGAGGAGTTGTAGTATTTGGTCAGAAAACATTACAATCTCAAGCATCAGCTTTAGATAGAATAAATGTTAGAAGATTATTAATAGCATTAAAATCATATATTGTACAAATTGCTGATAATTTAGTATTTGAACAAAATACAGCAGCAACAAGAAATAATTTCTTATCACAAGTAAACCCATATTTAGAGTCAGTACAACAAAGACAAGGTTTATATGCGTTTAAAGTTGTTATGGATGCTTCTAATAATGGACCAGATGTAGTTGATAGAAACCAAATGGTAGGTGCGATTTATATCCAACCAACTAAAACAGCTGAATTTATTTACTTAGATTTCAACATTTTACCAACTGGAGCTCAATTTCCATCATAAGAAGTATAAAACATAATATGTATAATAAAATAAAACAATAATAAAATGGCAGTAGTAAATCCAAACGAAATGTTCTTCACAGCTTTTGAACCAAAAGTTGCCAATAGATTTATAATGTATGTAGATGGTGTACCATCATATATGATTAAAGAAGTTGGTGAAATTACTTTAGAGCAAGGAGAAATTGTATTAAATCACATCAATACTTACAGAAAAGTAAAAGGAAAAGCTAAATGGGGTGATTTAAATATGACACTGTATGATCCAATTACACCATCAGGAGCACAAGCTACTATGGAGTGGGTTAGATTACATCATGAATCAGTTACTGGTAGAGATGGTTACTCTGATTTCTATAAGAAAGATTTAACTATCAATGTATTAGGACCTGTAGGTGATGTAGTATCTGAATGGATTATAAAAGGAGCATTTATTAAAAATGCAACATTTAAAGGATTTAATTGGGATACTGAAGCAGAAGCTCAAGATATCCAATTAGTATTAGGAATGGATTACTGCGTATTAAATTTCTAAAAAGAAATTATACAATTTTAAAGAATAGCTTGGCTTCGGTCAAGCTTTTTTTTACATTATATATGTATACTCGAAATTAAGTTATAACTAAATAAAAGATATGAGCATAGATAAACCAAAATTCCCAACAGAAGTTGTAGAATTACCTTCAAAAGGATTACTTTACCCTGAAGATAATCCACTATCAAGTGGAAAAGTTGAAATTAAATACATGACAGCTAGAGAAGAAGATATATTAACAAATACTTCTTATATTACTGATGGTACTGTATTAGATAAATTATTACAATCTTTAATAGTATCAAAAGATATAAACTATAATGATTTAATTATAGGTGATAAAAATGCACTGTTAATATCAGCAAGAATATTAGGTTATGGTAATGATTATGAGTTTATGTGGATGGGTGAGCAAGTTAAAGCTGATTTATCAAAAATGAATAATAAAGAAATTGATGAATCTTTATTTAAAAATGGAAAAAATGAATATTCTTATACATTTCCTACATCAGGTACTGTAATTACTTATAAATATTTAAATCATGGAGATGAAGTTGCAGTAAATAAAGAAATTAAAGGGTTACAAAAATTAAATGCATCTGTAAATCCACTTATTTCAACTCGTATTAAAAGAATGATTATATCAGTTGATGGAAACGAAGATAAAAAAGAAATTAGAGAATTTGTAGATAATTATTTATTAGCAAGAGATTCTAGATCATTTCGAAATCACATTAGAGATACACAGCCGGACGTAGATTTAAAAGTGACAGTTGAAACTAAAGACGGTGAGGAGGACGTTGTGATCCCTATAGGGATCAGGTTTTTTTGGCCTGACGCAGACTTATAGGGTAGCACTTTTTACACAAATTCACGAAATATTATTTCATGGTAAAGGTGGATATGACTGGCATACGGTATATGATATGCCTATATGGTTACGTAAATTTACTTTTACAAAAATTCAAAATCATTATGCTGAAGAAGCAGAAGCTATAAAAAAAGCAAGAGGAAAAAGTAGTGGTGCTAAGTCTGTAACTACTGATGGTAAAGTAACATCTCCTGAATTCTTAAAAAACGCAAAAACACCATCTAAATCTCAACCAAACTATACAACTAAAATGTCTAAAAAATAATAATTTTTAATATTTATAATAAAATTAATATTAATGGGCCAATTGAATATAAATGAAATCAATCAGCAAATTAAACTGCTTAGAAAAGAACTAGGTAAAGTTGAAAAAGCTGATTTTTTAGCAAAAAACATTGCTAAAGCTAATGAAGAATTAGTTAAATTAAGAGGAGAAATTAATGATATTAACAATGAATTAAGTTATTTTTCTGATTCATTTAAAGGCAGTCTTTCAGAATTAACTAAAACTAATTTTGAATTATCTTTAGCTAAAAAATCATTCAAAGGTTTAGTTAGTATAGCAGATCAATATAATCAAATAAATCTTACTGGTGCTAAAATAGACAAGAAAAAATTAGATGTCTTAAAAGCTCAAGGGGATCAAGAGTTTAAAAATCTTGTATATGCAAAGCGTTATGGTGATTTTAAGAACGATCCAGGAGCTTTAGAGGCAATTAATAATGCTATAGAACAACAGAGTAAATTTAATGAGGGTTTAGAAGATACTGTTAAATTTCAAGAAAGATTAAATAATAGTAAAGGAGTTAGTGCCTTTGGTTTTCTGTCAGATATATCTAAGGCTATTCCTGGTATGAGTTCTCTTACTTCAATGTTTGATGATGCTTCCGAAGCTGCAAGGGATACTCAATTTGCTATGGAAAAGCAAAGGGAGTTAGATATAGCAGCTTTAAAAAGTGGAAAGGGAGTAACAAAAGACATGACGGATAGGTTAGGTGTTACAGATAAACTTAACTTTAAAAAAGATGGTACGGTAGATGCAAGAGGGATTGGAAAATTAAAAGGAAAAGATGGTAATATATTAGAATCTGCACTTTCAAAAGGAACAGCAAAATTACCTAAAGGAATGTCATCTATGATGGCTGGTATTAAATCTTTAGGACCAGCATTAACTAAAGCATTAGGCCCACTTGCAATAATT